TTATCGCTGTCGCGGCTGCGGCAAGACCTTCAATGCCCTGACGGGCACACCATTGGCGCGGTTAAGGGAGCGCTCGCGCTGGTTCGATTACCTCGATTGTCTGCTCGACGCAACGAGCGTACGCAAGTGTGAAGGGACAAGAGATATGGCACAACCAAAGATTGTGCATTCGATCCGGGAAGAGCCGGGATTACCTGGGAGAACATGGGACGCATGAATTTTTAGGGTTCCGAGCAATTTGGCACATACCAACGCTCGAACAACAGAAAAAACGTACCATTTGGCACACTCTGCCCTGAGTATGAGATAGATCAACAAGGCTTCATACTTGTCTCCACCATCTCCACTATCATTTGCGGCCGACCTTTCAGGGCTAGCGAAGGTGCCCCCCACCGCGTTGATAAATTCCATTTCGGTAAAGTTAGGAGGATTGATCGGGTCGATCCCAGCACCCCACATGGCCGCCATGGCAACTACCCAACTATATTGTTCTAAAGACATAACGCATTCTACTGCGTAATGTTTCTAATACATTTCAATACTAACGAAATGTAACAGCCTCTGAAACAAAACGTTCACGATGGGGATGTATCTAAGCGGCTGTGCTGAATTTTCCCTTGCCTATGCCGGTTGGGGTTATCAACTCTTGTTGAAGCAAGTATTGATAGAACTGGACTGCCTTTTTGGCGGTCTGCAATGGCTCCTCCCCCTTTGGAGCCGCTTGCATCATACCGACGATAGCCGCGATTAACGCGTCGTAGTTTATCGTCGCCTGCTTGTGCTGTGCAGTAGCCAACATTTCTCCAGCGCCGGTCAGCAGCCAGTTGACATTGACGCCAAGGCGGGCAATGGCTGCAAGCGCCTCACAGCCTGGATCACGGTGCGACCCTTCATATTTTTGTAGTGTTGACTTTGGAATTCCCGTCGCCTCCCCGAATGATACCTGCGTCATCTTTAGATGCGCACGGACGGCCAAGAGCCTGCTCCCAACGTTGTCAATCTCGTCTTTCACCGTTTCAATCATTTGTTCGCACCTCAGAAACGAAAGTGCGAACTTTGACGTCAGAAAATTTCATGTGTTCGCACTCTCCATAACCCATTGAAAACATTGAAAAAATCCATAATCTTCCAGAAAAAAAGATTAAAAAAAGTGCGAACTCGTTCGAAGCATCCCAATTGGGTGTTGACTTGCTTCCCTATCGGGAAGTATCCTTATGTTTTGCAACTCAACTTGTATTGGCAAAACATGACTACCTCAACCGTAAAAAAAACCAGTCGAGAGGACTGGCACCCCGAAGACATAAAGGCGGCTTTGCATAAGCGAGGCACAACTTTATCGCGCATTGCGTTAGACGCTGGCCTAACAAGTTCCTCCAGTTTGTCCGCCTGCCTCGTTCGCCCAATGCCGGCAAACGAAAAGCGAATTGCAGACGCACTAGGCGTACCTGCTGCTTCGATATGGCCCAGTCGTTATGAACAGGATGGCTCTCCAAAACTTCGCGGAATCCGAGCCATTTCCTGCACTGCTGAAATGCGTCAGAACGCCGCTGCAAGCAAAAAAACGCGCGCTTCAGTTCACCAGTCGCTGGCCGCAGCATGAGTTCCATGTCAATCACATGTCCCCACGAGGCCGCGCAGGAGAAGCGGGCCGCAGGCGCGTTAGCACGCCTTCTTTCACGCAACACTGAGCGATCAGGTCCAGATGCTGCGCCGAGTCCCGAATGCCCCTTCGATCACATTTGTCCGCCTGGCTTTGAAGATGGTGCACAAGAAGATTGGCTTGAAGGGCTCCAGATTCGACCAAGGCGTATGCCATAGCGATAAACGCCGATTCTAACGCATAGAGCCTCGCGTCCGTATCGATTTCCTCTTCTGGAATTTCCTCATCGGAATGCTGCGGCGGGCGGTTTTGCATATGTAACTCCTTCAAGTAGGTCTTTCGACGGAAGCAGCTATTGTCAGTGTTTGTTGTGAAAAACACCAACGACAAAATCGGAAGCGGTGGTTTAAGGGATATCCAAATGAACTTATTAAATAGAAAACATGGTAAGCGGCTCGCGCACAGCTTTGGCGAGGCCACGCAGATGTGCCTGGACCATTCGGTAAAGCGCCACAACCGTGGGTCAAAGCGCGTTGCGGATCTGATCGGTGTAAAGCTGGACACGCTGTACAAATGGCTCAGTGAGGACCGGATGCCTATGAATATGATCGGCCCGTTCGAGAATGCCTGTGGTGTGACGTATGTCACCGAATATATGTGCGCTCAAGCGCACTTGTTAGCCGTCGAAATGCCGACCGGCCGCAAGCTCACGCAAACTGACATTATGGAATTGCAGAGGAGTTTTTCCGATGCGATAAGCCTGCTCATTGGTTTTCAGCAGAGTTCGGTTGAAAGCAGCCAGGCATCGTGTGCCTTAACGGGTCTGATGGGCGAGATCGGTTGGCACCGAGCAAATGTCGAGCGCCATTCCCAGCCCGATCTGCCAATGTTCGGCGAGGTAGGTGCGCAATGAGCCACATGCCTCAACTGGCGACCGAAAAGCGGGCGCTCATCGAGATCGCTGCCGCGCTCGGAATTAGTAAGCGCGGCGTAGAGCGTCGTGCGACGAGGGAATGCTGGATATTCGACGAAGTGCCTGGTATCGGCGGAAAGAGACGCCTATATCCGTTGGCCGCGTTGCCTAAGGAAATCGTAAATGCATTACACGTCAGTGAAATGCAATCACCAGAGATTACGCCGGGAGTGTCAAAGTCCCGCGCTGTAGCTGATAACGGTGATGTCGCATCGTTCTCAGAAGATATGACAACCCACCAGCTTGACGTCGAACTTGCCCGCGACCGAATTTTCCAGTTCACTGAGGGCTATCAAGGAGGCGTTAAAGCGGCCTTGACATGGCTAAATGACGAGAAATTCACTGGGAGCCTGACTGGCCCATTGCTGTGGGCGTACGAACATGCATGGGACAAGCCTAGGGCGGCAAATCGCCTGACTCCAAAGACCTATTACAACTGGCTATCGGCGAAGAGCCAACGCGGCCGTGCAGCGCCGAAGAAGGTGCAGCCCGATATGACGATCAAGCCATGGCACAGCCTTGCGGTAGAACTTAAGCAACGTCCGCAGGGGTCGCTGCTGGTTTGGATCGCCGAGGAGATAGCCCGCCAGTGGAACCCCGCCTGGGGCGATACTCCACCGACCAAGCGTGCTGTGGGCTATTTTTTCGCCGAGAAGTTCAGCGCTCTGGATCAGCTCAAGGGCCGTCACACCGGATCAGCGCTCAGTCCTCACGTGGTCTACACCAAACGGTCGACCTCAGGCATGCAGCCATGGGACGAAATTCACGCTGACGGATGGAACACGCACTTTACCGCGCCGCACCCGGTAAGCGGCGAATTCGTAACCTACGAGGTATGGCATGCCCACGACGTCGCTACCCGTTACGTGCCGCCATTCAGTATTGGCCTGACTGAAAACTTCGAGGTCATCGCAAAGTGCTTTGAAAACATCATCCGTTGCGGTGGCGTGCCGGCCATTGTCCAAACCGACAGCACCGCCATCGTCAAGAAAAGCGAACGCCTCAAGACCAACCCGGCCACGTCGTTGGCGGACCGGGCCGGCTTCACTATTGTCCACCCGGTCAAGGTAGGCAACTCGCAGGCGAACGGCATCGCTGAGAACTTCAACACCTATTTGGACCGCTGCAGTCGCGAGCTGGCGACATACCAGGCTAAAGATATGGATGCGCTGACACTGAAGCGCGTCAAAAAGCTGACTGCCAAGATGGTCGCTGCGACTGCGAAGGGTGAAAGCGGCGAGCGCGCGCGACTGCGGCTTGAGGCCCAACGCATGGGCAAGGGCAAGGTATTTGACAGTTACGCCGAGGCAGTCGCGTGGCTAGAAGATAAGCGCCAAAAGTTCAACAGCAACCCGCACAGTAGTTTGGAGAAAATTCGCGATAGCGAAACTGGGCGCATGCGCCGCCAGTCGCCTAATGAGGCCATTGCGGCACATCGGGCAGCCGGCTGGGAACCGGTGATGCTCGACGAATATCACTTAGTCGACATGTTCTGGCAGCACGTGGAGAAAAAGGTCTCGCGGCAAACCGTCCGGCCATACGGCGGCATGCGCTTCTATGACCCGGCGCTCGCTGAGTGGGAGGGCAAGATGGTCATCGTCGCCTTCGATGAAAACGACCACTCGCGAGTCTGGATCAAGAAGCACTCGGGCGAAATAATTTGCGAGGCGATTCCGGCACCCGAGTCGGAAATGCGCGGTCAGACAGCAGTTGACGCCGCCCTCGAAAAACGAGCGCTACAGCAGATCGCACGCCTCGACAAGAAGGTGGAATCCGTGCGGGCCAAGGTGCCTGGCCTTGTCATCGAAAACGAAGGCGAGCTGCGCGACGAGCCGCGCCAGTTGTCTGTCGCCGACTTCGTCGATGTGGACGCCAAGCCGGTGGAAGAGAAGCTGCTGAAGATGACCGATTTTCTGCCAACTACTGAGGCGGCACCTGAGATGAAAAGCCGCGAAGAGCTGAACGCCTGGCTCTACGGTGACGCATCGGATGACGATGCACAAAAAAGTGCCGCCGCGTAGTTACAGCTACGCGGCGGCGGGAATACCAAATCAAATTTTCAAAACCCGATTTTTACCACCAGAAGGATGATACATGAAACGCCAATACGTCAAAACCAGTAACCACCAACGCTTTATGGCCGGCATCGCCGCCGTCGAAAATCGCGGAAGCCCGGAAGCCTGCATCTGCCTGCTTACCGGCGCGCCCGGAACAGGCAAGAGCACCACGGTAGATCATTGGGCGGCCCACGCCGATGCGATTTACCTGGAAGGCATGCCCGGCATGACGTTGTCTTTTGTCCGGGACTACCTGGCCGACCAGACCGGCGTGCCAAAAGGCGCCAAGTTCGCGGAGTACAAGGCGATGGTCGCGCACTTCACCCGAAGCGGCCAGCCGATCATTTTGGACGAGGCTCAGCACGGCCTGGCCAATAAGGCCGAGTGCATCGAGTACCTGCGCCGTATCGCCGAGGCGGCCAAGGTGATCCTGGTTCTGGTCTGTCACACCAGCGAGCGCTTCCGGTTTGCTGAGGACCGCCTCGCCCACATTGCCACGCGCATTTCGGACGCACCGGTGTTATTACCCGCCAGCCTGGAAGACTGCGCAACTTACTTGAACGACCTGTGTGAAGTGAAGGTGGACGGGGCCATCGTAAAACAGGTTTTCGAGGCATCGCGTGGCCGATATCGCCTGATGGCCAACGCAGGCCGCACGCTGGAACTGATCGCCGGCAAGCTCGGTAAGACAGACCTGAGCGGACCAGATGTGAAGGGCATCAGCTTGTGCGAAGACGCGATGAAGGCGCTGAAGAAGGAGCGCCGCCAATGATCGAGGCAGGAGCGACTAAACAACCGAAGAAGCAACGCCAGCCGCGCGCACAAGCCGGTGGCATTCGTCAGCGCGCATGGTGGGTGATCCGCAAACGCAAGTCGGTCACATTGAATGAGTTGCTCGACGTCTTGGCAACGGCGGACCAGCCGAGCATGCGTCACACGCTCATTAAATATCTGCGCGCCCTGGTCTACGCAGGCCTGCTCAGCGTACGGACCAAACGTGAAAACGACGGTTTGAATAAAGGCCATAGCTATTTCCGTTACGACCTAGAAATCGATAACGGTCGGTTAGCGCCGCTGTGGCGCCAGGATTTCAATGAGATTTACGACCCAAATAACAAAAAGTCGTATCCGATCAAGAAAGGAGAAAAAGATGCGTGACTCCCGCGTAGTAGCACTTGCTCAGGCAGCGGTCGGCAACGCCGGCAGTATCGCCGCAGCAGCGGCAGCAATAGGGATATCGCGGCCATACCTCTCGCGCTACCTGAATGACGATCTCGACGGCGTTGACAGCATCGAGGACGCGATCAAAAAACACTACGACCGCCGTGCATGCCCGCACACCGGAACCGAAGTGACACCTGACGTTTGCCACCGCAAGGCTCTGACACCAGAGCCTTTCGGCGGAAGCGCCCGGAACGCGCAATGGACCACCTGCCAGACATGCCCACACAAACCAGTGAAGGAGAAACTGCAATGACACGCTTGAAAAAATTCATGATCGCCGTGCGCCTCGCCTTGCTGGCGCATCAGGTGAAGACAGTGGAAAACCGGCAGCGCAGCAGCCTGGTCAACATGCTGTATGCCTCCGACTGCCGTATGCATGCCGCAATCGAATTTAACCGGCAGACGACCGAAAACGACAACCGTAAGCGTCGGTTGTTGGCAAAGATCGAAGAGCTAAGCGGAGACATCAAATCATGACGCCAGCGCTGAAAGCCGCAGCTCAAGCGGTCAATATCCGTAAGGCACGCAAGCCTGAGATCGTGCCTGCCTGCAAAAACTGTAAGCACTTTACCTACGATGCTTCCGAACGGATGGGTATGCGTGGCGACTATATCGAAAAGATGGGCAAGCGCTGCACGAGCTTGGCAATCAACGTCACGTCCAACCTGGTTTGCGACCTGCATGAGTTCCGCCATGTCGACCACCGAGATGTTTAACCGAGGACCCAAGATGAACCAAACCACTCCTATCGCAGTACCGGCTAACGTCCAAGATGAAAGCCAGGGCGCCATCGCCAGAGTCGCCGCCTTGTTGGGCGCATCGAAAATTCCGAGCGCTGATGAATACGAGGCGGCCTTGAACGAGGCTCTGGTCGAGCGCAACGCATTGCGCCAGGTCGTATCCGAGCTGGCAACGTGGATGGGAAAGTTGATTGTCCCGCATATCAACGGCGATACGGAAACGCTGCATGCACGTATGGATGAGCTGGTCCGCGAGCGTTGCGAAATAACCGGCGCTGTTCCGCCATCGAAACTGAACTGACTTTTTCTCTCTAATTCGAAAGACCGTATGACGACCCAAACCACACCGAAAATTCCCGAAGGTTATCGCATGGACGCACGCGGCCGCCTCGTCCCCGAAGAACTGATCCGCCCGATTGACCTGGCGCGTGACGCCCTGGTCACCGAAATTGTCTCGAAGGCGAAATCGATGGCCGAGCTGCTAGGCCAGCTCAAGGGCGGCTTTTTTGCCGATATCGCCGCGTTCATCAGCCTGAGCGCCGAGCAATACGGCGCGAAGGTCGGCGGCGATAAGGGCAATGTCCAGCTGCTGTCCTTTGACGGCAAGTACAAGGTTCTGCGCGCAATATCCGAAACGCTGGTCTTCGACGAGCGCCTGCAGGCGGCCAAGGCGTTGATCGACAGTTGCCTGCAGCGCTGGACTGAGGGATCGCAGCCCGAAATCAAGGTACTGATCGATGACGCATTTCAGGTGGACAAAAGCGGCGCCATCAACACCGGCCGCGTACTGAGTCTGCGCCGGCTCAGCATCGAGGACGAGCAGTGGCAGCAGGCCATGAAAGCCATCGGCGAGGCCGTACAGGTCGCCGGCAGCAAGAGCTATATCCGCGTGTACGAGCGTATCGGCGATACGGATCAATACCGCGCCATCAACCTTGACCTGGCGGGCGCCTGACGTCGCGGCGCTAAAAACCAAACAAAAGAGAAGAGAACGAAATGAACCTTAAACAATTCAAAGGGCCGAAGACGCTCGAAACAATTAAAGGGCAATGCATGGTCCAAGCCTTAATCTGCCATTCGGCTTGGTACGAAACTGGCGGCGCCGACCATATCGTCGTCTTTTCGCCGAAGGCACCGGAGGCGAAGGTTTTATTTGCCCCGGTCAGCGGGAGATTCTTTGGCACCGACGATACTGGCGCCCAATTCGATTCCAGCAATGCCCTGGACGATCAGCCCTGGTTCGCAGCGCTGCTTGATTTCTTTCTGGAGCCTTTCCCGGCTGGCGCAGAACCGGCTCTAGATGCCGAGCTGCCGGCTTGCCGCCAGCTGTTGCTCCGACCTGCCGCCGGCAACGTAGTGGATAAGCCCCAATCCCTGGCGGCGCTGTGAAAGCCGACGCCGAAGCGCTGCGCAAGCGCGAGCTGGCGACAATACACGTCGCCAAGGCCCAGCTCAAGCTGGACGAGGAAGCGTACCGCGACTTGCTGCTGTCAGTGACGGGCAAGCGCAGCGCGTCCAGCCTGAACTGGCAAGGTCGTAAGAAGATGATCGACCACTTCAAGAAGCTGGGCTTCAAGGTGATGGCGCCCAAGGCTGGTCGCGCGCTGCCGCAGGTCGGCGCCGACCGGATGCCTCGGATGCGCAAGATCGAGGCACTGCTGGCCGATGCGGGCCGTTCCTGGGCATACGCTGACGGCGTGGCCAAAAAGCTTTTCGCCACAACGACCAAGGTCGAGCGCATCGAGTTTTGCGACGGCGAACACCTGACCAAGGTGATCGCCGCCCTGATGTTCGACGCCAAGCGGCGCGAAGAGAAGCCTGCTGCGGCCGCCGCCAACCCGTAACGGAGAAACCATGGAACCGAACGTCTCTCATCTGCCGAGTAGCGCCCAGCGCCTGGTCGCCCTAATCGGATTGCCTGCCACGGTGCTGCTGGTCGAGAGGCACGGCGGCAAGGAGCTGAAACTGTACGCACGCGGTAACAGCGTTGCCGACCTGGCCGCGATCATCGGCCGGGCCGAAGCCGACAAGCTCTTCGACTACTTCGGCAGCGATCCCATCGGCGTGCCGCGCTGCACGGCCGCACTGCGCGAGCTGCGCAATTCGCGCATTCACGCCGACTTTGATAGACTTACCGGCGCGCAGGGCTTGTCCGGCCAGCGCGCCATTCACCATATTGTCGAATCGTTCGGCCTGACCGAACGCCAGATATGGCGCATCCTCAAAACGGCCGACGTGCCGCGCCTCGTTAAAAAGCCCGTTGATGAACGGCAGCTAAGCCTTATTTAACACCTCTCCACCTCAGGGGCCCGCTACATCTGGCGCGTGTCCCCCTGTAGCGCGCGCGTGCGCATGCGTATCTTGGGATAACTCGCTCAATCAAGGGCGGGTTTTCCTAAGAGGCTCGCAATGAAACGTTTCCTCAGTTGGGTTTCCCGGGCGGCCACCGTCGTTCTCGGATACCTCACGGCCCTGGCCACCACGGTCAAGGCAACCGCGTCGCGCATCAAGCGCCTGCGCATGATCGAATGGATGTTCGTCACCGCCATCATGCTCAGCCTGGTGGGCGTTACCTCCCCCGTCCAACTTCCAGTGCTTCTGTTCAAGGTCTGCCAGGTCACGCTGAGCGGCTGGATTGGCTACTGGTTCGACCGGGGCATTGCCCCGCAAACCCGGCCCGGCAATATGGACCTGACGCCGAACGAGCGCGCCGCCGCCAGCCTGCGCCGCGCCATCATCGTCGCTGCCGCCATGGTGGCCGGCGCGCTGGGAGCGTAACCATGCGCGTCCTGGCCTTCTTGATGCTGCTGTGCTGCAGCGCTCTGGCAACCGCCGACACGATCCCCCGCGATTGCCTCAAGTACCGCAATGACCTGGTCCGCAATGCCCGTGAAGTTTGGGGCATGTCGGCGCCGGTCGCCACCCTGGCGGCTCAAATGCACCAGGAGTCGGCCTGCCGCCCTGACGCCAAGTCGGCCTATGCGGCCGGTCTGGCGCAGTTCACACCCGCGACTGCCACCTGGATCGGCGGTCTGTTCCCCGAGCTGGCGGCGGCACAGCCGACGTCGCCGGCCTGGGCGCTGCGCGCCCTGGTGCGTTACGACTTCTACCTGGTCGGCCGTGCGGCCGGCGCGACGCCATGCGACAGCATGTGGTTTGCGCTGTGGGCCTACAACGGCGGGGAAGGATGGGTCTTGCGAGATAAGCGCCTGGCACATGTCAGTGGCGCCGATCCACGCAGCTATGTGGCGGTCGCGCCATTCAACGCCGGCAGGGCGCCGGCCATGTTCCGTGAGAACCGTGGCTATCCCGTGGCCATTATCGGCCGCTGGCAACACCTTTACGTCGACGCCGACTGGGGTCCGGGGAGCTGCCTGTGAACCTGACACTGCGCGCAGCGCTTATCCATGCACTGATGCTGGCCGCGATGCTTGGCGGCGCTTACTGGCTGGGCGTCCACAACACGCACCTGGCCGAGAAGGTCGCCGAGGTCAAGCCCTTGCGTCAGGCCATCGAAGTGCACAACGAGAAGGCTGTCGCCGGCCAGCAGGCCGAAACAAAAGCCGTTGCCGTCCAGGCCACCACCCGGGCGAATTTCGCCAGATTAGAAACCGAGGTACAAGTTCATGAAGAAACCCATCCTACTGCTGCTGATTGCAGCCTCGATGCTGACGGGCTGCGCATCTGGCGAGATGCCAATGCCGACAGTCAAACTGCTCCCGCCAGCGAGCCTGCTGGCCCAGTGCCCGGCGACGCTACCGCAGCCGGAAAGCCCGCGCCTTCCGGACCTGCTGCGCAACCACGTCCAGTCGGCGGAGATTTACCACCTGTGCCGGGAGAGTCACAACGGCCTGGTGGAGTGGCTGGAGGTCACCAGTGACTGACCTTAATGACCGAGCGTCCGAGGTGGAAGAGCTACAGCGCCTCGACGCCATTGACCAACAGGCGCGCCGCGCCGGCTTGGCCGGCAAGACCGTCGAGGACTCGGCGACCGACTGCGAGGTCTGCCTCGAACCCATCTCGCGCGCGCGCCGTGCCGCAGTGCCCGGCGTGCAGACCTGTATCGAATGCCAGGAAGACCTGGAGCTGGCCCTGCGCCTTACGGCAAAGGGGGCGCCATGACTGGAATGAAGATCGAGATTGAAGTGTGGCAGTGCTTCTTGATGCTAGTGATGTTTTTCGGCGCCGTCGCTGCCTGGGGAAAGTTGCTGTTCGCCCAATTTGAAAAGCGCCTGGCCGAGCGGTTCACCTCCCACGAAGAGCTGATGTCGCGCTACCTGTCCGACCAGGGCAAAACGATGAGCAAGGTCCAGGAGCTGGAACGCGACTGGCTGCTGTGGCGTGGCGAGATGCCCAACCAGTACGTACGCCGCGATGACTTTATCCGTAACCAGACCGTGATCGAGGCGAAGCTCGACACGATATCGCAGCGGGTTCAAAACATTCAATTGACGAGGAACGTTAATGATTAACTACGAGAAGGTACGCCGCGAATCGCTGCGGTGGTATCTGCTGCTGACGCTGCACAACGCTGCGCCGGTCGGCTGCTACGAGGAAGTGCTGTTCTCGACCATCAGCGCGATTTACCCGGACGCGACCAGCATGGAAATCCGCAAGGAAGTTGGCTACCTCGAAGCTCGCGACCTGGTGAAGGTCAAGCGCGAGCCGAACGGCCGCTGGTTCGCTGAGCTGACCCGCTACGGAACGGACATCGCCGAGTACACCATCGACTGCGAGCCGGGTATCGCTCGTCCAGTGAAGAATTGGGGCTGACCGTGGCGCCCCGTCCCAAGGTCGAGCAGTTGCCGGCCGAAATTAAAGCCTGGCTCGACGCCGAACTGGTGGCCGGCGCATTCGCCGGCTACGCTGCGCTGGAAGCCGAGGTCAATAAGCGCCTGGAGCAATCCGGCGCTGATTTCCGCCTGGGCAAGTCCAGCATTCACCGTTACGGCAGCAGCTTTGAAGACCGTATCAAGAACCTGAAGCTTGTGAGCGAGCAGGCCAAGGCGATCATCGGCGGCGCGCCCGACGACGAAGACGCTGTCAGCCAGGCGTTAATTCGCATGACCCAGGAAAAGCTGTTTAACGTTGTCATGGACCTGCAGGTGGACCCGGGCAAACTGAATCTCGCCGGCATCACGCGCGCCATCGCCGACCTGGCGCGTGCATCGATCTCCAACAAGAAATACGCCAGCGAGGTGCAGATGCGCGCCGCCGCTGCTGCCGCCGCTGTCACGTCCATGGTCAAGAAAGCCGGGCTGACGCCTGACGCCGTCGACCAGATCAGGCGTGAAATCCTGGGCATTGCGTAATGACGCTCTCGGCACCTACCGTCCTCTTGCCCTACCAGCAGGCCTGGGTGGCGGATCAGTCGCAAGTCAAGATCTGCGAGAAAAGCCGCCGCGTCGGTATCTCCTGGGCCGAGGCGGCCGACGCAGCGCTGACCGGCGCCGCCAGCCGGGAAGCGGGCGGCGATGACACCTGGTACATCGGCTACAACCAGGACATGGCCAAGGAATTCATTCTAGACGTGGCGTTTTGGGCGACACATTACCAGCTCGCCGCAGGCGCCATGGAAGAGGAAGTCTTCATCGACCAGGATAGAAGCATCCTGACCTTCGGCATCACGTTCGCCTCTGGCTTTCGCGTCACTGCGCTATCGAGCCGCCCGTCGAATCTGCGCGGCAAGCAAGGCCGTGTCGTCATTGACGAAGCCGCTTTCCATAACGACCTGGCCGGCCTGATCAAGGCCGCGATGGCGCTCCTGATGTGGGGTGGCCGGGTCCGGATCATTTCAACTCACGATGGGGATACCAATGCTTTTAATGAAGTGGTGCAAGACTGCCGCGCACACAAATTGCCCTATTCGGTGCATCGGATCGAATTCAACGCGGCGGTGGAGGCGGGACTGTTTCGGCGGATTTGCCTCTCAACTAAGAAGGAATGGTCGGAAGAAGCCGAAGCGGCATGGGTCGCGGGTATACGGGCGTTTTACGCGAGCAACGCATCGGAAGAGCTTGACGTCATCCCAGGAAGCGGAAGCGGAACCTACCTGTCGCGCGCCATCATCGAGTCGTGCATGCAGGACGGCATACCTATTGTTCGCCTGCGCCACACCGACGAATTCACGCTACTGCCCGCCCACATCCGCGAGGCCGAGACCCGCGACTTTTGCGAAGAGCATCTGCTGCCGCTGATCCTCAAGCTGGACCCGAACCTTGACCACTATTTCGGCGAAGACTTCGCCAGGTCGGGAGATTTGAGCAGCATCTGGCCGTTAGAAGAAACAAAGGATTTGCGCCTGGTGACGCCGTTCGTGCTGGAAATGCGCAACGTGCCGTTCGAGCAGCAGCGACAGATTCTTTTCTACCTGGTCGACCGCCTGCCGCGCTTTCGGGCCGGCGCGATGGATGCCCGGGGCAATGGCCAGTACCTGGCCGAGGTCGCCATGCAGCGCTACGGCGCGCAGCGCATCGCCATGGTGATGCTGTCGGTCGGCTGGTATCGAGAAAATATGCCGCCGCTCAAAGCGGCTTTTGAGGACCGCACCCTGGTCGTGCCGAAAGACGCGGACGTGTTGGCTGACCTGCGCGCCATCAAGATCGAACAGGGCGTGCCCAAGGTTCCAGACAACGCCCATACCTTCGGCAGCGATGGCATGAAGCGGCACGGCGATTCGGCTGTCGCCCTGGCGATGTCCTACTACGCCGTCCATCAAATGACGTTCGCAGGCGTATGCGAGGGCTTAGAGACGATCCCCCGACGCGGCCAGGGCTTCGGCGACAACGACAACAACCAATCCAGCTCCCGGAGCATGTTATGAGCAGCATCCTTGACCAGTACGGCCGGCCCATCGAGGCGGCCACTTTTGAAGAACCCCAGACGTCGCGCGTGACGACGCTGCAAAACCAATACCTGACGCCGATGCTGGGCGGGCTGACGCCTGCCAGACTGGCGCGCACGCTGCGCGAGGCGGATAACGGCCAGTTGCTGGAACAGCACCGGCTGTTTGCCGACATGGAAGAGCGCGACGGACATCTGCGCGCTGAGATGGACAAGCGCAAGCTTGCTGTTGCCGGCGTCCCGTGGAGCGTCGTCCCGCCGCGCAACCCCAGCAAGGCGGAAAAATACGCGGCCGACTGGCTGACCGAGACGCTGCAGGATGCCGTAGACCCGTTGGAAGAATTGATCATCTCGCTCATGGAAGGTGTCGGCCACGGCTTTTCCGCTATCGAACTGGAGTGGCGCTACGAGGGCAATCTCCAATTACCGTCGTATCACCCGCAGCCCCAAGAATGGTTGCAGCTCGACCAGAGTCGGACCAATCTGACGCTGCGCGATGGCTCGATCTATGGCGCACCGCTCAACCCCTTTGGCTGGATCGTTCACACGCCCAGCAAGGCGAAGAGTGGCTACATGGGGCGCTTGGGCCTGTACCGCACGCTCGTGTGGCCGTTCATCTATAAAGCGTATGCGCTGGGCGACTTCGCCGAATTCCTGGAGACCTACGGCCTGCCGATCATTATGGGTAAGTATTTTGCCGGCGCCACCAGCGACGAGAAAGCCAGCCTCATGCGCGCCGTCACGGCGCTGGGCCATGACGCCCGGGCGATCATGCCAGATCAGATGTCGGTGGAAATCCAGGACGTCAGCGCCAAGGGTGGCGGCGACGCTCACCTGGCGATGATGAGCTGGGCCGAGGCCTCGATCAGTAAGTCGATCCTCGGGCAGACCCTCTCTGCCGACACTGGCTCTAAAGGTGGCGGCAGCTACGCCCTCGGCAAAGTGCACAACGAGGTGCGCCACGACATTTCGCGCAGCGACGGCCGCAGTATCTCGGCCACGCTGACACGCGACCTGGCGTATCCGCTGGTCGCGGTGAACCTTCCTGGGATCGACGGCCTGGCGCGTTGCCCGCGCGTGGTGCTCAATACCAGCACCCCGGAAGACATGGCCGCCTACGCCGACGCGTTGCCCAAGCTGGTCGGTGTTGGCTTCAAGGTGCCACGTACTTGGGCACAAGACAAGGTCCATATCCCCGAGCCGCAGGACGGTGAAGACGTGCTGATCCTGAAACAGGTAGTCAGCGGCCCCGACGCGCCAGGCAGCGTTACCGACGAAACCGCCTCCCTGTCGGCGGTGGTGCCCCCATCTACCAAGCCGGCCGCGTCCAATATCGACCCGATGGCTGGCGCCGTCGACCAGCTCGGCGACGCGGCGGCGCCGCTGTGGTCTGCCCAGATCGCCCAGCTGACCGATCTGGTCGACCGCGCCGGCAACCTGGCGGCGCTGCAGGGCGACCTGCTGGCGACCTTCGGCGACAAGCCGCAGGAAGAGCTGGTCAAGCTGATGTCGGCCGGCTACGCGCTGGCGCAGCTGCGCGGCATGGCCGATGTTGCCGGGGAGGCCTGATGCCGACCGCAATCACCCTGGGAACGCCTTTCGATCAGCAGCTGGAGTTCTTTCGCAACAAGCTGAACCTGCCGACGTCACGCTGGGACGACGTGCAGCAGTCCGCGCATGACCGTGCCTTCGTCGTGGCCGGCGCCGCCGACGCCGATCTACTCCAGGACTTGCGCACGGCCGTCGAGAACAGCATCGCCAGCGGCGCCGGCATCGAGGCGTTCCGCAAGGACTTTAACGCCCTGGTGCTGAAAAATGGCTGGACCGGATGGACTGGCGAAGGCAGCGCGGCCGGCCAGGCGTGGCGCACGCGCGTCATTTACACCACCAACATGGCCACCAGCTATGCCGCTGGCCGCTGGGCGCAGCTCAAGAGCCCGGCGCTGCTCAAGGTTCGGCCGTACTGGAAGTACGTCCATGCGGACGGCGTGCTGCACCCTCGGCCGCTGCACGAAGCCTGGAACGGCCTGGTACTACCGCATGACCATCCGTTCTGGGCGACGCACTTCCCGCCCAATGGCTGGGGCTGTCACTGCAGTGTGGTCGCCGTCGACGAGGCCGAATATCGGAAGGCCCAGGCCGAGGGCCGCGCCGAGCCGCCGCCAGGCTGGGACACCATCGACCCGAAGACCGCCGCGCCGCCAGGCATCGATAAGGGCTGGGCCTACGCGCCAGGCGCGAACGTCACCAGGCCGTTAAAAGACTTCATCGACCAGAAGCTCATTAACGTCAGCGCGCCGGTCGGGGCGGCCATGTACGAGGCCATGGCGCCGGTCCTGCAGGCCGAGCGCAAGGCCGCCTATCAGCAGTTCCTGGGGCAGGTGCTGGCTGATCCGGTCAAGCGCGGCCGTCTGGCGACGGTGGGCGCCATCGATCCCGGCACGCTGAGTTGGCTGTTGAATCAGCGCGGCGTTGAGCCGGCCGGCGCCGAGGTGACGATTCAGGACGGTCTGATCGTCGGCAAAAAGGCCGCGCGCCACCAGCTGGCCGGCGACGCCATGAACGACGAAGACTGGGCGCGCCTGCCCGACGCCGTCGAAAACCCGGAGCAAATCCTATTCGATACCAGGACGGGCAAGCTGATTTACGTGATTGCCGCAGACGGCGACGCCCTCGGCAAGCTGGCGGTCGAATTCGACTATCTGCTCAAACGCGGAAAGGGGCAGACCAACATGATTGTTTCCGGCTTCAAGGTGGCTCAGAAGGACATCGACGCGGAAATTAAGGGTGGGTTTTTTATTGAAGTGAAATGAACAGGCGGAGGGCCGGACGTCCCCTCATCCACATGGCATAGCTGCCCGTGCGCGTGGACTCCGAATTTCCACGCCTCACCTGTCCATCAACCGAGTATAGACCAATTTTATGAGCACATCTATCACCGTCACAGGATCGACCGACGCCCTGACGCAGATGTCGGAACGCGTCGAGAACGCCCAGCCATACCTCGGCGCCGTCGGCGAAGACATGGTCGCCCGGGTCAAACAGCGCTTCGCCACCAGCACAGGCCCTGACGGCGTTCGCTGGAAGGCGAACACCCAGGCAACCATTATGAATTACCTGAGCAAGCGCGGCGCGTTCTCGGGCAAGACCGGAAAGATTCTGGCCAAGGGCCAGGTGCTGGCGGCGAACAAACGCCCGCTGCAGGGGCAGTCGGGCGACCTGGCGCGCCAGCAGATTTACCAGGCTACGGCCAACTCTTTAACGGTGGGCTCGACCATGGTCTACGCCGCAATGATGCAGTTCGGCGGCAAGAAGGCCATCTATTCGCACCTGTGGGGCGACATCCCCGCGCGCCAGTACATGCCCATCACCGCTGACGGGAATCTGTACCCAGACGAACAGGAATTGATCATCAACCAGTTGCGTGACTATCTCCAGGGCTAATCGCAACGCACTGCAAGAAAGAACCATATGACCTACAAAGACGAGACTTTACCGGACCTGCAGAAGGTCGACGCTGTTGCCATTGTCGATAGCCAGGGGCGCACCCTGACGCTGGGCAGCGTCACGGAGTCATCTGGGCTCTATACCTTCGATCCCAGCTCCTTGCCGAAGGCGTACACCTATGACGCGAACAGCAATCCGGCAACGATCACTTACGGCCCGGACCGCAACGGCCGCAGCTATAAGATCACCAAGACTTGGAACGGCGGTCTGCTTCAAACGGAATCAGCGCCTCTTCTGGTCGGTACAGCCGCGACGGGCCTTGCCATCACCGGCGCGGCGACAGGCACTGTCGGCGAGCCGTCGGACGCGATCACCGTCGCGGTAACGCCCGCAGGCGGCTACTTTTCGCCCTTTACGTTCACGCCGAGCGACGGCGGTGCAGGCGGACAATTTGAGCCGGCAAGTGCTGATCTTAGTTTTGGCGCGGCGTCGGCATCGTTTGTCTACACGCCGGCCGCCGACGGGCCGTTAACGATAACCGGCAAGGCGAGCCAGGGCTTTGCCCAACCGGCCGCGCTGGCGTTTGTCTCGGCGGCGAAGGGCAAGGCGCAGGCGCCTACGATTGGCGCACTGACGCTATCGGGCAACGACGTGACCGCCCACTGGACGCAGTTGCCCGTCCATGTCGGCGGTCTGCCTGTGCTTGGCTACCTCGTCGTCCTGTCGAATGGCGAACGATTGCCTGCGCCCGTCTTTGCATCCTCTCTCACGTTCTACGCTTTACCGTCAGGCGTTCCGGTCACGGCGAGCGTCGCCGCGATCACGTTGCTCGGCGTAGGCGATTTCTCCTTGCCATCAAACAGCGTTACCCCCGGTGGTAGCACGCCTGTCGTTTCTTCACCATCCGCCCAGACGGTCAATGGTTTCTCCGTCAACTCACATTAAGGCCTATATATGAACCAGCAATTGATTGTAAATAATTTTGCATCCGTACTCGCCCAGGCGCTTACCGCTGCCGCAACGACCGCGACGCTCTCGGCCGGCGCAGGCGCCAAGTTGCCGGCGCTGACCAATGGCGACTACGTGGAAGGGACACTCACACAATCGACCGCTGCGGCTGGCTCTTCGGAAACTAGCTGGGAACTCGTCCGCATCACCGCCGTGGCCGGCGACGTTGTGACCATTGTCAGGCCCACCGACGGCACGGCGGCGGCATGGAAGGCCGGCGACAAGTTCGAGGTTCGCATCAGTGCGCGGCTAATGTCGAATCTGATCGTCGGTAGTGCCACAGAGTTTCGGCCCGACGTGAACTTCAAGGCCGACAGCATTTGCATCTATGCTGGAGCGCAGTACAAGTTCAAGGTCGATCACCCGGCCGGCCAGTGGACTGGCGCCGACGTCACCTTCCTGCGTCAAATGCGCGGCGAAATTAACACTATCGGTCTGATGAAGATTCAGGGCAATCAAGCCTGGTACTCGATTGGTTCGGTCCTGACCGCGCCGATTGCTCGCCTGTCGCGCCGTATCAAGTTCCAGATGGAAGGCCTCGCATATAGCCTGCGCGTACGGGTCTATAACAAAGAGCCGCAATCGGGCATGTCTACCGTCCGCTGCAGTTTCGCGCCGACCGACTCAGCCACCGTGACGGCTGCTGACTTGGCCGGTACCATCACGCCCACCGTCGCGGGCGTCACGCATAACGTGCTGGCGAGCACGGGCGACCCGCTAGGGTTCAATCCTGTGACTTGGGGTGGCGCGCCGCAATCGGGTTTCGTTCATCCAGGCGGGTGCACTGCGTCCGGTCGCGGCGCCGAAACTGACACCAACTACATCGACAGCGATGAGATTCCCATTATCACGGTGGCGCCTACGACAGGTGTCCGTCCTCTCGGCATCCTGGCCTATAACCACGATTCCAATATCGGCGAGTCGGAAAGCAACGCTGGCGTGAGCTATGTTGTCAACGAGTACACCAAATACGTTGGCGGCGCCGGCCGGCTGTTTTATTGCCCAAGCTTGGCTACCACGGCCGATATCGTCACGGACCCTACCGTCGCTATGGGGGCCACGACGGGCTACGATCCGACGACGGGCGGTGCCTGGCCGAACATCGGCTTGTTCCTGGACCATCGTATCCCGGTGCGCAATTTCGGGGCTTTCGGCGACTCGATCACGGAGGCGTACAACTGGTGGCAGGACGCCGTACGTGCTTTGTCCACACCGCAGGCGCCATGCTACGCCGTGAACTTCGGCGCGTCATCCATGATTGCCGACCAATATCTGGCCACCTTGCGTACCCAATTGCGAGCGACACCGGAATTGACCGATATCCTGTTGCCGTCATTTAGCTCCAACAACTTCAGTGACGCCCGTGTTACCGATGCCTATATCGCCGGTATCGAGGCGACCCTGTTGGCGCACATCCGCATGTGCAAGAAAGCCGGCAAGCGCGTCTACGTGTGGCTGACCTACGCCGGGCTGACTGGCACTTTCGCCACTGCCACCACGAAGTCGCGCATTCTCGCGCTGAACCAGCGCCTGCGTGACAACGCCGTCAAAGGGGGCTATCGCATCATCGACATCGAGGCTGGCTGGATCAACGCGACGATGCTCAACACGACCGACGGCACGCACCCCAATCCCGCCGTGGGCCAACCGTATATGAAGGGCGTTGCCCTTGCCGCTTTCCAAGGAGAATAAGTATGGCTATCGATCAAACCGTAACAAACTTCGCTCGCGTCACCGACCCGTTGCAGCCACAATTGTTCGGCACTCTGACCGTGAACGCCACGCTCGTCACAATGCAGACCAGCGCGGCGGTAACAAAAAATACCCAGGTTATCTCGGTCGTCGATTCGTCACCAGTAGCAGGCGGCGATGATGTCATTACCGTACCTGGCACGGGTGCCGCAGGCATTGACCAGCCAGTAGCGCTGTGGGGCCGCGACCTGCAAGCAGCCAACCAGCTCGCTTGCAACAACCAGGTCATCGTCACGGCGAACGCGACGGTGCCGCTGACGTTGACCGTTTGGGACAAGATTCCTTGCGACGGTCGCTATGTCCGTTTCCTGGCCCGGCGTCGCGATAACGGCGACAGCATCGAGTGGAACTATGGGTTGCCAATGGGAGTGCTGATCACGGTGGCCGGTGGCGTTTATGCGCTCACGTCGAACAAGCATTGTTTCGCTGTGCCCGGAAAGCTGCATCTGCTGCCAGGGCTTCTAACGCCAGGCGTTTGGGATTACGCTTTTACGTTCTAAATCGGCACTAAACACAGCATAAAGTTTCCAAACCGAAAAAATGCCTAGAAGCAGTTTCTAGGCATTTTTTTACCCCCGGGGGCGGCATTGCCCCATCCGATGCCCGAAAACGGCTATTAACGGCCTTGTAACGGCCTCTACGGGCATTCCATTTGGAAAGTTCCTCCGCCATTTCGATTACTAGCGGCAATTTTTAGATGTGACGCTTGCCAGTCTTACTTCCTCGCGCGCGCCTGACAACATGGCGGCATGTCATCGAAAACACCAAAACATCCACCTTTCACCGCTGCCTTGATGGCCGTGGCCGCTTGTTCTATGAGCCTGGCCAGCGGCACGGAGATTCAGCTCATGCCGGCCGGCCAGTTCCATGCGTTCGATGGCCGGCCCCATAACGCGCCGTCCTGGCGCCTCGATGCCGCCCTGGCACAGAACCTGATCGCGGCGGCCACCGCCCGACCCAATCCCTATGTCATCGACTACGAACACCAGACCCTGCACGCCAAGACGAATGGCCAGCCCGCGCCCGCTGCCGGCTGGTTCCACAAGCTGGAATGGCGCGAAGGATCGGGCCTGTACGCCGTCGACGTCGAATGGACCGCTTCGGCCAAGGCAATGATTGCTGGCGGCGAATACAAATTTATCTCGCCGGTCATCGCCTACGACAAAAGCGGCGCCGTCACCGGACTGTTGATGGCGGCCGTCACCAATAACCCGGCCATCGGCGGCATGGATGAAGTCCTGCTGGCGGCCGCATCGCTTCAATTTACCCACAACGCCGCATTAACCCTGGAGTCTTCCACCATGAACGAATTGCTCGAACAGCTGATCTGGCTGCTCAATCTGCCCGTGGGCAGCACCGCCGCTGACGTCTCTGCCCAGCTGGGCAAGCTGCAGACGACAATCCAGAACGGCCAGGACAGCCAGGCCGCAGCGAGCTGCGACCTGATCGCCCTGGTGACGGACCAGCGCACCACGATTGCCAGCCTGACCGCCAGCATCGCCACGGCCAGCGCCACCCCAGATCCTGCCAAGTATGTCGACATCGCCACCGTGACCACGTTGCGCGACCAGGTCACTGCATTGACCAACGAAATCAATACGGGGCGCGTGAACGACGCCATCGGCACCGCGCTGAAAGATGGCCGTCTGCTGCCGTCGATGGAAGGCTGGGCGCGCGAATTCGGCGGCAAGGACGTCGCGGCGCTGACCAGCTATCTGAGCAATGCACCCAAGCTCGCTGCGCTGACCGGTATGCAGACGGCCGGCGTCGTGGCGCCTGGCGCAGCAAGCACGCTCACCGAAAGCCAAATCGCGCTGTGCACCGCCATGGGCGTGGCGCAAGACGATTTCCTCAAAACGCTGAACGCCGAAAAAGCCTAATCGCATCGTCGCGTTCCTCTACCCACTCAATCGGAGAGCACCATGTTAGTTGCAGACCGCAATACCGAATACCGCGACAACGGCGTCATGCCAATGGCCGTCGCGGCCGCCACCCGGATTTTCGCGGGCGCCATTGTGTGCGTCAACGCCACCGGCTACGCCGTCAATGGGCAGGTCGCCACGACCTTGACCTACGTTGGCCGCGCCGATGCGTACGTGGACAACACCCTGGGCGCCGACGGTGCGGCCATGGTTCTGGTTCGCCGCAAGAAAGCCTTCAAATGGTTCAACGCAGCAGCTGACCTGATCACGCAGGCCGACATGTACAAAACCGCCTACATCGTTGACGACGAAACCGTGGGCAAGACCAACGGCGGCAATACGCGCTCGGCGGCCGGCCGCATCGTCGGCATCGACTCGAACGGCGTCTGGATCGAATAACCGCAGCTTGGCCAGGCAACCGCAGTCCAACACCATCCTTCTAATTAGAGGCAAGTATGTTAATCAACAAAGAAAACGTAACGTCGTTCTTCATCATCCTGAAGACCACGTTCAACAACGCGTTCACCGGTACGCAAACCGTCTGGCAGAAAATCGCCATGCTCGTGCCGTCGACCGGCAGCCAGAATGACTACGCCTGGTTGAGCCGCTTTCCGAAGATGCGCCGCTGGATCGGCGAGAAGAATGTCAAGTCGCTGGCCGCCAGCAAATACAGCGTCGTCAATGACGACTGGGAAGCGACGGTCGAAGTTGACCGCAACGACCTGGACGACGACCAAACCGGCATGTACTCGATTCAGGCACAGGGCGCCGGCTTTTCGGCTTCGCAGTTGCCCGACGAAATCGTCATGGAACTGGCCAACGGCGCGTTCGTCAACAAGTGCTTTGATGGTCAGCCGTTTTTCTCGACCAGCCATCCGGCGAAGGATGCGAAAGGCAAGGCCATCACCGTGTCCAATATGAGCACGGTACCTCTCTCCATCGCTTCGCTCGCGCTGGCCCAGGCCGGTTACGGTGCTGCCCGCGTGGCCATGCGCAAGATGGCAGATGACGAAGGCCGTCCGCTCAACATCACACCGACCATCTTGCTGGTTCCTCCCGCGCTGGGCGATGCGGCCCGCCTCTTGATGACAAGCGACAAGCTGGCCGACCAGGAGCCCAATCCGTACAAGAACACCGCCGAAGTGGTGGAAGACGCGCGCCTAACGTCGGACACGGCCTGGTTCCTGCTCGACTGCACCAAGCCCATCATGCCGTTCATCTACCAGGAACGCAAAAAGGCGGTCTTCGTCAGCCAGACCGACCTGAACAGCGAGCTCGTCTTCACCACCAAGAAGTACAAGTTCGGTGCTGAAGCGCGTGCGGCGGGCGGTTACGGCTTCTGGCAGCTGGGCTTCGGTAGCACTGGCACCGGTCAGTAATCCATGACCACCGCGTACGCAACCCGGGCTGACCTTGCCGACCTGTTCGGTGAAGACGAGGTTAGTCAGCGAGAGTCGGTGCTGCCGGCCGGCGCCGTCGACCAGCGCCTGGCGGATGCCTCGGCCATGATCGATGGCTATGTCAGCGGGCGTTACAGCGTCCCGCTGCAGCCGGTCCCGGCCGTGATTCCCCAGGTGGCATGCACCATCGCCCGTTACAACCTGCTGGGTGAATCCGCATCCGACGCCGCACGCAACAACTACAAGGACGCGCTGTTGTGGTTGAAGGACGTGCAGGCTGGCCGCTTCGCCCTGGTCGGCGCGGCGCAGCTACCGGGCAATACGGACGCGGCAACCGTGCTTTACACCAGCTCGCCTTCGGTCTTCAAACGGGCGGGCCGGCCATGATCCAGGAAATCATTGATCGCCTGGGCAGCGTGGCCGAACTGAAACTGGTGGGGGGCGCCGCCGCCTTCCAGGCCGCCGCTGAAAAGAATCCGAACCTGACGCCATGCGCTTTCGTTTTTCCGCTGGAGGAGGACGCTGCGCCAAACCAGAACGTGAACATCGTCCTGCAGCGCGTAACCGCCAAGGTGGCCGTGATGCTGGTGGTGCGCAACGTCAGCGACGCGCAGGGCGTGGCGGCCGGCCTGGACATGACGGTGCTGCGCCAGGCCGTCAAGGCGTCGCTGCTGGGTTGGCAACCGAACGCCGAGTGCGATCCATTGCAGCGCGGCGCGGCCAATCTGATGCTGTTTAAGGACGGCTACATGTGGTGGCAGGACGTGTATGTCACCGCCTTTTATGACAGGAGCATGTGATGTTGAACACCGATACCGGCCTGCAGTTCATCGGCGACCCGTACTGGGGCATCGGCGGGCGCTACGTCGTTGACCCGCAATCCGGTGCGCGGGCTCCGGCCGGCGAGGCCACGGCGGCAACGCAACCGAGTGCCGCCTCGGCGCCGGACACCACGCCGGCCGAAACAGCACCGCAAGAACAAATGTCCCAACAATCGAAGGAGAATTGATATGGCTGCAACGCCGAACATCTTAGCCAAGCCACGCTTCTGGACGAAGAAGCTGGTTCTGGTGGGCCTGGAAACAACCTATGGCGTCGACCCGGTCCTGACGGGCCTGCTCAACTGGTACGAGGCGCGCAATGTCTCGCTCAAGTCGTTTGATGCCAAGACGGTCGACCGCAATATCGAAATGCCTTACTTCGGTAACGGCGGCACGCTGGTCGTATCGATCTGGTCTTCACTGACCTTCGATATCGCGCTGGCACCCTCTGGGGTCGCCGGCACCGCGCCGAAATGGGCGCCGCTGCTGCTGGCATCCGGTTTCGCCGAAACGCTGACCGCTGGTCAGACGGCCGCATACAACCTGGTCAGCGAAAACGTCGCCAGCCTGTGCGCTTACCTGAACATCGATGGTGGCCTGTACAAATTCCAGGGCGCCCGGGTCGATCCAAAAATCAAGATGACGTCGGCCGGCATCCCTCTGATGACAGTCGAACTGAATGCACTCTACCTGCGTCCAGTTGCCGCTGACGCCGTGCCGACCGATACCACTGGTTGGCAGGTTGAAGAGGCGATCAACTCGGCCAACACTGGCCCGATGACGATTGCCGGCGTCGATATGGTGTTCTCGGACTTCAACTGGGCCTGCGGCAACACCTTGACTCAGACCGATCTCCCGGGCCCGCAACGCGAGGTGCAGTTGACCGACCGTAAGCCTACCGCCGATTGCACCGTGTTGGCACCGAGTTTGACTGTGTTCGATCCGTACGCCATCGCTGAATCGAACGAGGTGGTGTCGTTCTCCAACACGCACGGCTCGGTCGTCGGCAAGCGCATCCAGACCGACCTGAAGGCGTCCATCACCAACGTCGAAGAGACCAACGTCGACGGCGTCTTTGCCTACAAGTTGACGCTGAGCCCGAAACCGGTCAACGGCAATGACGAGATTGCACTGACCTGCAAGTAATTTTTAACGCTCACCGCACGCCGAGCAATTTTTTACCACCCACCACCGCGAAAGAGAAGAACATATGTTTACCATTGCCCAATCCCCGACCTATTCGGCCCAAGTCACCGTTACGCAGCCAGGCGATAACGGCGAGGCTGTTTTGTCCGCTTTTACCGCGCTGTTCAAACGGTTCTCGCAATCGCAACTGGACTCGCTGCGGGAACAATCGACGGCGGGCAGCATCACCGACGCCGAGTTTGCCACGCAAGTGATGGCGGGCTGGGGCACTGACGTTACCGATGCGAACGGCACGCCGTTGGACTTCAACGACGCGAATTTTGCGGCCGTGCTCGATGTGTTCCCGGTTCGTCAATGCATCGTACGTGCCTTCTACGCCTCGTTGAACGCGGCCAAAGCAAAAAACTAGAAGGCGCCGCCATCTGGATTGCAGGTGGCAGAAAGTACAGCGGTCCCGACGAAGTGGCCGAAGACCTCCGGGTTCTCGGCCGCTTCAAAGAGGCCGACGAATATCTCCGGCGCCGCGTCGTTACATACGAACTCTTCCCCGAAAACGTCACCACCGTCCGCGTCTTCACGGCGCTTAGCAGCCAGTGGCAAATGCTGGTCGGTATCGGCGCTGTTGTCTACCAGGGGCTCGATTACCAAAAGGTCAAGGCGACCCTGGAGCTGATGGGCATCGACAGGGCCGAGTGGGCCGACATTTTTGACGGCCTGCAGGTGATGGAAGCCGCTGCGCTTCCAGTCTTAAACGAAAGGTAATATTAGTGGCCGCCAATCAGATTCAATTTGGTATTCGCATCGATGTCGATGGTCAAACCGCCGTCGCGGATATCGAGAAGATTGGCGCCGCGTCGACGGCCACCGGCAACCAGGCTGTGCAGGCCGGCCAGCAGATGGCCGCCGCGTTTTCTGACAGCGCCGCGTCGACCGCCAGCGCCGCCCAATCGGCGCAAGCCTGGACCGAATCCGAAGCTGCTGCGACCGACCGCATCCGCAACATGGTCGCTGCATCGCTTCAACAGATTGCCGTCGTAGACAATTCCACCAGTTCGCTCGACCTCAATGCTGCCAGCGTTCGCGCGGCCGCTGACGAGAGCGTCAACTACGCCAGAGCCGTCGCCGCAGCCAATGCACAGATGTCGCAGCCCCAGACGGGGACAGCTGTCAGCAGCGTGGCCAGCGAGGAATCGCTAAAATATGTCGCTTCCCTGCAGCGTCAATACGACATGCTGGGAAAGAACGCCGCTGAAATCGCCGAGTACGAGGCGGCGCTTAAGGGTGGCACGCAAGCCGTCCAGGCGCAGGCCGCAGCGATTGCCGGCAACGCCGAGGCGCTGCGCGAGCAGATCGCCGCAGAACAGAAGAATGGCCAGGCCGCTGACACTTTCATTGCCTCGCTCAAAGCGCAAACCGCTGCAATCGGCCTGAACAAGAGCGAGCTGCTGGCAATGCGCGCCGCCCAACTGGGCGTCAGCGAAGAAGCCGCGCCGTTGATCGATGCGCTGGGCAAAGCCGGCGACGGTGCAAAAGGCGCTGGCGGCCACATGGATGGTTTCAGCCTGTCGTCCAACGCCGCCCGGCGGGAAGTCATCGTGCTCGCCCATGAGCTGAGCCAAGGCAATTTTTCTAAGTTCGGCGGTTCGATGATGGTCCTGGCCGAATCGACCGGCGCCGCCAGTTTACTGTTTAGCGCTGCTGGCCTTACGGCGGCCGCGCTGACGGTGGCCGTGGCCGGCGTCGGTTACGCGGCGATCAAAGGTGCATCCGAACAGAAGGAAATGGCGGATGCCCTGATCCTGACGAACGACTATGCCGGCGTTACCAGCGATGGTCTTAACGACCTGGCGCACGCGGCGGCGGCCAGCGGCGGAAGCCTCAACGAGGCAAAAAAGGCCGTTACCGAACTGGCCAGCAGCGGTAAATTTACGGGCGACCAGATCGGTTATATCTCCGAAGCGGCCGTCGCCATGGAAAAGGCGACCGGCAAGTCGATCGATTCCACCATCGCCCAGTTCGAAAGCCTGGCCGTTCAAAGTGAAGGCAGCTCGGCGCGGTCGACGGACGTCATTTCCCGCGCCACGCTCAAACTGGACGACACCTATCATTTCTTGACCGAAGCGGTCTATGAACAGATCGTCGCGCTGGAGAAAGAAGGCGACGCGAAGGGCGCCTCGGCGCTTGCCACTGAAACGTTCGCCAAGGCGACGAAGGATCGCGCCGACGAGATTAACGACAATCTCGGCACCATCGCAAAAAAATGGAATGCGATCAAAGAGTCGATCAATGGCGCCGTCGACGCCCTCGGTGACTTGGGCAAGAAGCAGACGCCGGCTATCCAGGTAGCTAGCATTAAGAAAGAAATCGCGTCGATTGACAACGGCACCTACACGGACAGCGACGAGGGTGCGCCCGCAGCATACAGCCAGGAATATCTGGCAAAAGTCCGCGCCGCCGATGTGACTGCGCTGGCCGCAGCTCAGGCAGACCTCAATAAGGTCAATGACGCCGCTGCGCAGAAAAGCGCCGCCGCAATGGCGCAGTCGAAGGCAGCGCATTCCGCGTCCGAAATTGCCGCCGATGATTTGAAGATACAAAAGAAGGGCTTGAGCGAACTGCAGATCGCCCTGGACAAGTATTACGAGAACGTCAACAACATCAAGGCAGTCAATCCTGACAGTCCCCTGGTGACTGATCAGGCTATTTCCGACCACGTCGCGGCGCTCACCAAAGCGCACACCGATACCAGCGGAACCGATGACCGCTCGAAGGTATTGCAGGATGCGTTGCTGCAGGAGCAAACCGCCCTGGACAGCAGCAAGGCAATCTTCGACGCCCGCGACAAGATGCTGACGCTGTACCACACAAAATTTGCCACGTCCGACGATGAATATTTCGCCGGCCGTAAGGCGGCGCGCGACGAGTACAGCGCCGCCGAGGCGCAGACGTACGCGAAGGAAATGTCGCTGGTCGCGGCATCACTGGCCCAGGCTAAGAATCCGTCCGAGGTCGCCGCAGCCAAGGAAAAGGCCGACCAACTGGTGAAGGTGCACCAGGATTTCGTCCAAAAAATGAGCGCGGCCGGTGGTGATGATAGCGCCCTACAGTCTGCCAATGCGCAGAAAACGTATGACGATTACATTGATTCCATCGATAAGGGCGGCCAAGCGATAGTGAAATCGCTGGACGACCAGATCAGCAAAGAGACCGAACACGGCGCCGAGATTGGAAAAACCAAGGCTCAGGTCGACGCGCTCAAGAAGGCGCAGGAGGATGCCGCCACCGCTGACCTGAAAAATCAGAAAGCGGCGATTGAAAACCTGCTCAAACAGGACGACTTGAATGAGGCGGCACGGGGAATCTACACGGACGTTCTCAGCCAGATCAATGCACAGATCGCGGCCCGCCAGCAGTTGGCCACGGTGCTGGGCTCAAATGCGGTAGCGCAGGCCAATGCCGATGCCTCGAAGGCCGCGTCGGCCGCCTGGGACTCAACTGCCAAGCACGTTGAGGAAACGCTCGCCGATGCTATCGCCAATGGTGGCGCAAATGCGTGGAAAAAGCTGAAGACCACTTTGGTCAGCCAGGCTCTGAACATCCCCATCAATTTCGTCGGCACGTTGGCCGCGTCGATCCTCAATCCGACCGCGCCGCAAAGCTCCGCCGCTGCGTCGGCCTCAGGCAGCATCGGTAGCCTTATCAACGCTGTCAATACGGCGAAATCGGCCTACACCGCCATCACGGCCACGGGTTCAGGCTCAATCGGTGCTTGGCTCGCTGGCTCGACCTCGGTCGCGCCGACGTCGGTGCTGGCGGCGAATGTGGCCGGCGCAACTGGCGGCGATGCCATCGGCACGCTGGCGTCGCTGGAAGGCTGGACGTCGGCCGCGACAGAGGCCGGCGCCACAGCTGGCGCAGCCGCAGGCACGGCGGCCGCAGCGGCTGAAAGCGGCGTCGCCGCTGCCGGTGCTGCGGAAGGTGGCGCTGCGGCAGCGGGAGCGGGCGCGGCCGGCGCCGAGGGGGCACTGGCATCCATCGGCCCAGTTGGCTGGGTCGGCCTGGCCGCGCTGGCGGCGTATTCCATCTTCGGTGGCGGGGATGGACCAGAAAGCGACACGCGCCTGACCTTCGCCAGTAACAACGATCCTGGCAATATCAGTATCAACGAGCGTGGCAACGAAGGCCAGTCGACCAATCCTTATATTGGCGGCTACGGCACATCCTCTTTTGGCACGTTCGGCGTCTCGTCCAGTTTTTGGTCCGATACAAATTCGTCGGAAGTGCAGGCGCTCATCAAGAATGTCTCGACCACCGACGACGCGCTGGCCAGCCTGTTGACGACGTCGGAAAAAGCTGACGTCACGGCAGCATTGTCCGACCACACGGACTCAGTCCACCTCGGCGCCGAGGGGACCGACCAGAATGCTTCGGGCCAGCTCGACGCCGTGTTCGCCGACCGCATCACCACGATTTTGAACGCTGTTGATCCCGCACTCGGGCAGCTTGAGGCGGGCTTTAGCGGCACGTCGGAACAGCTGGCCACCGAGGCCGAGGCACTGCTGACTTATCGCAATTCGCTCAAGGACTCCGGCCAGGCGATCTTTGGTACGCAGGTAACGCTCGAAGACATCGCCGCGTTAAAAGCACCGACCGAGGCGACGAGCGTTGCGCTCAATCGCGTAACCGAGGAATTCACCGCCACCAACCAGGTGGCCAGTTTCCTTGGCAAGGATGCGGCTTCGGCGTTTGGCGCCGTTGGCCTGGCCTCGGAGGGTGCACGCGCCCAGCTGATATTGCTAGCTGGCGGCGCCGATACGCTCAATTCTCAGGCGGCATCCTTTGCCAGCGATTACCTCACCGATGCTCAAAAGTTGGCGCCAGAAACAAAGGCAGTATCGGACGCCATGGATGCTCTCGGCCTTTCCAGCGTGACGACCAAAGATCAATTTAAAGACGTCGTCGACAGCCTTGATCTGTCCACCGCCGCCGGCGAGCAAGAATTTGAATCGCTGATGCAGTTAGAAAGTGCGTTCGCGCAGACACACCCTGACGAACTTTCCGACCAGCTCGACCTGCAATCCCAAATCTTCGCGGCGACCGGCGATGCTGCCGGCGCCGCAGCCATCCTGGAACAACAGCATCAGCTCGCACTTGAAGCGCTGTCGCCAGCAATGGCGGCATTGACGAAACAGCTCTATGCGGCGCAGGCCGCCGCCGATGTCTTGAGCAAGAGCGACGACCTGGTGACCGCCTATAAATCGGAGGCGTCGGCGCAACAGGATGTGATCGACAAGCTGACGCAGTTCCAGGACACCGTACTGAACCTAAAGGAAAGCCTGGACACGGGCGACCTGTCATCGCTCAGCCCTGAACAGAAACTCGCTGAGACCAAGCAGACGTACGAAAGTACGCTGTCGCTGGCCAACAGCGGCGACGCCACCGCGCAGGGCCAGCTCTCGGCGGCGGCACAGGCATATCTCACCGCCGACAAGGCATATAACGGCTCGACGCAGGCATATGCGAACGACGCGGCGAAGGTGCAGTCGGACCTGACCGCGCTCGCCGCCTCGACCGGAAAGCAAATTTCAGCCGACCAGGCGCAGCTTGATGCGATGACGGACGAGGTCGGCCAGCTGGTCGACCTCAACACCACCACCGACCAGGTGCTGCAGGCGATCCTCGACCTGACCACAGCGTTAAAAGCGAGCGCCACGGCCGCCAATGATTTAACGCCTGGCAGCGGCGACGCCGACACCGCCACGGCCAGCACCGCCGAAACCGGCGTCATCAATTCGCTTTATGAAAGTTTGTTGGGGCGGTCGGTCGCGGGCGATGATGCGGGCCTGGCATTTTGGACCAACGCGCTTGATTCGGGACAGACGCTTGCGCAGATCACTGCCGGCATCGAGTCGTCGCCAGAATACGTCAAGTTGCATGGCTCGCACTTTAACGGCCTGGCTAATGTGCCCTTCGATGGCTACTACGCCGAGTTACACCAGGGCGAGGGCGTGTTGACGGCCGGTCAGAATGCTATCTGGAAGGCCATGAATTCGTCCAGGTCGGTGACCACGGCCGCGCCGGTCCAATCCGCGGCCAATGTGGCGACGCCTGCAGCGGTGCAGCGCCAGGCCGACATGGTCGACCAGCAGAACAAACTGCTCGATGACCAGAACAAACTGCTCGACTCGATCAACAAGCAGCTCGGCAGCAGCGCCACGTCGGCCGATATCCGCAAGCAGACACAGTATCTTGGCAAAGTCATGGCCACCAGGCCGAGGGTGGCCGCATGAGCGATCAAATCGTACTTGTCGAAATCACGGGTTATCACTTGGCCAGTGGACAGGTCGAAGTCTTGCGCTTTTGTGATGGGCTGGCATACCGCACGTTGCCAAGCGAGACGCCGGCCAATGCGCTGTTTCGGCCGTTTCTGACTGACCCGGGCTGGTGCCGCATCGACGTCTATACGGCGCCGGGCCAATACGCCCGCGTCACACCTGGTGAATGTGTTCTGGACGATTCCAGCGGTGAACTCGGCGCCAAACTGATCGGCTACGCGTTCGACGGCCGCAGCATCGTGGTGCGGATCGGCGAGCGCGGCGCGCCATACCCGGCCGGCTATGTGACCGTCATCAACGGCACGATTACTGGCCAGCCGCTGTTCGATAACACATCGATCACCTTTCACCCAGCCGACCTGACCACCGCACAAAGCAAGACCTTGCAAACGGTGCGATATGCCGGCACCAATGTGCTGCCCGACGGCGTCGAAGGATTGGATGACCTGGCCGCCAAGGTAAAGCCCATTGTGTGGGCGCTTTGCTCGAACATGACGCCGGTATTGTGCAACACGAGCAAGCTGGTCTACCAGGTGTCGATTCCTTGCGGTGCGATGCCCGTCAACGTCAATGCTGTGCGCGACGGCGGCGTGGCGATGACGGCCGGCGCCGCGTATGCGTCGATGGCGGACATGATGGCCACGGCGCCGGCCGCTGGCCAGTACCGCGTGCTGGCCAACACCACCGACGGCACCTATGTGCGTACCGGCAGCAGCGCTACACATGGCCTCACTTGCGACGCCGCGTATGGCGCGGCTGCGGACCGGACACACGCGCAGACCTGGGCACGCATCCTGACATATGCCGGTGTAGATATCAAAACGATTTCTGCAACCGACATCGCCGCGCTAGACCTGGCGCTGCCGGCCGAGGTTGAATATGCGTCCCTGGACGAGGCACAGGTCAGCGATGCCTTGACCGAAGTGGCAAACAGCGCGGCCTGTGCCTGGTACGGCGACCAGTTCGGCACGTATCGTCTGACGCAATGGAGCTTGCCAACGGGGTTGCCAGTGGCGAACTTGACGGCGCTGCGCACCGATACCATCGATATCGAAGACCCTATCGGCAACGGCAACGTCGCCCCGGCCTACCTGCTAAATCTGTCGTACGGCCGCAATTGGACCACCCAAACGGATGCCGACCTGGGCGGCGACGCATCGAGCGCGACCGACCCGGTCACCGCACCGGGCGCTCGCACCGGCCTCGCTGCCCGCGCCTGGCTCAACTCTCAATATCGCACCGCGTCGGCAACAGATATCACAGTGCAAGCGGCTTACCTGAACGCGATCACGTTAGAGCTGACTTCCCTGATCGCCGACCCAACGGCGGCGCAGGCGTTCTGTAGCGCGCAATTTGCCATGTACTGCGCCGCGCGTTACATGCCGACTATCTCGCTCTGGCTGTCGGCCGACCAGATTGACCTGGTGCGTGCCGGATCGGTGGTCAGAGTCACGCAACCTCGCTGGAACCTCGGCGCCGGACGTCTGATGCGCGTTGCCGGCGTGATGATCGACCGGCAAACGCGAAAAACTGAAATTACTTGCTGGGGTTAATCATGGCATCACCGAAATTTTGCTTTCCCAACTGGACGTTACCGACGTCGCTCGTAACGCCCCTGTTCACCGGTCAGAATTGGATCGACCTGGACAAGCTGTCGGGCGATGTATTGTCCGAAATGGCCCGCTATCCGGCAACCGACCTGGCCGGCTCCCGCCTGGTTATCGACCTCGGCACGCTGCGCAACGTACAGGTGCTGGCCATTCCTCTACATAACGCCAGCACCTTTGATCGTGCCCGCATTCGCGTCTGCACCGATGCGGCCTTGACCGACGCGGTCATCGACACCGGCTGGCTGGAATTTTTCGGCGTGATTTATCCGTTTGGCACACTCGATCCAACGCGGGTCGAATGGGTTGATGGCCGCCTGACGCCCGAAGACGCCGTCGGTTACAAAATCCCATGGATGTATGTCGCCGACACCGCCTATATCGGTCGCTACCTCGATATTCAATTCGATTGGACCAAAAACCCGGCTGGCTTTATCGATGTTGGTCAGATCGTCGCGGCGCCAGCGCTGACGGCGAAATACACGATTTCATACGGCAGCAACCCACCGTATTACACCGATCCGTCGACCAAAACCCGCGCCAAAGGCGGCCCGCAGTTCATCGAGCCCCAGCAGTCGTACCGGACGGCCAAGATTCAATTTGACTGGCTCAGCGGCGACGAGCTGTACAGCGGATTTTTTGAAATGGTCCGGCGCTACGGCGTGTCCAAGCCGATGTTTTATATCCACGATTCCGATGCGGAGCAAGCCGTCCGTCAACGGCAATCGTTCATGTGCACGGCCAGTAGTTTAGGGCCTCCGGTGCGCGTCTCGCTCAACGTTAATTCTCTTCCAATTTCTGTCGAAGAAGCATTTTAAAAGGCTCAATATGTCTATCGATTTCACGATCAACGGCCACCGCTACACGAACGACCCCGTCGTCGTCCTGAGCGCCAACGTGCCACCGGAATATCAGTTCATCGGCTATAACGCCGTCGTAGCGCTCGGCAGCCTGGCGGCCGACACAGTCGCGGTGGTATCGAATGCAGCGCAGTCGGCACTGGCGGCCGCTACAAGCGCGGCATCGGCGGCGATGTCGCCCAACACCAATGCGGCAACCGATGGTACGGCCACGCCGATGATTCTTGGTGAGACCTGGTTTACAATCCCGGCCGGAAAAAGCTTTGTGAAGGGCAATAGCGTCAAGGTGGCCAGCGCCGACAATGCACGACTATGGGCATATGGCGATGTCTTGTCGTACGACGGCGACGATGTCAGCGGCGCGCCCAATCTGTTGATCGACCTGCAGCGCGTACAGGTTCCGCCCGAAACCGACGCGGTCCTGACATTTGCCATCGTCAGCCTCTCCGGTCCGGCGTTCGCTGACGGTCCGGTCGGCGGTTCGATGATAGGCCCGATTTCGTCCGACTTGGTTTTAACGGTTGAGAGTGCGCGGCTGATCGCCGTAACGCCTACAAAGGCCGGCCTGTCAGTTTATCTCCCCGATGCGACGACACTGATGCTCGGCGCCGAGAACCAGCCAATCATTCGTTCTATCCCCGGTATCGGCCAGAACTTTGACCTGGCGATCAGAGATTTTACGGGCAAGCTGCTGGGCTTCGCGCCGGCAGGTGGCGAAGTACAATCGGAGTTGCTCGACAACCCCACAGAGGCGGGAGCCTGGGCGCTTCGCGGGGTGTCGGCGACTGGCACGACCGCGTTTGCTCAGCTGGTCCTGGCCGCCTCGGTCGGCGGCACGGGCGGCACGTTTATTCGTACGTGCGCGGCCGACCCGAACAACGGAAATTTGAATTTGATCATCGTCCACGGGACATCGGTGCATGCAGTTCTGTACGACGAAACAAGTCACCAGTTTGGAGCGCCTGTGTTGATCCGCTCGGGGCTCTCTACGGCCGGCGCCGACGGCAACGTGGTCGCGGCCTTGGCATCGAACGGATGGCGCACCTTCGGCGTTCTTATCTGTTCGTTGACGGAAAATTCCACCGCGCTGCAATCGGTTTTGGTCCATCCCAATGGCCTCGGGCTTACCGTAGATGCGCCAGTGTCCACCACACTGGCCGCAGCGGCCGCGCGGCTGGTGTCACTGGACGGGCTGGTCGGTGGATCGCTGCTCGCATACATGGTCGGCACGACGGCGTTTCATACCATCGCCATCGATTGTGCGGGAGGCGCTCCGGTTCTCGGCACCGACGTCGCCAATGCGACTGTCGGCAGTTGTGCTGTCCTTCCCGTCAACGAAACCTTGAACGGCAATATCGCGGCGAATGGAACATCGACCTATATTGTGCTCACCTCGTCGGCCACGCTGATAACGGCAAAGGGCTACACGATGTCGGGCACCTCTCAGACTGCAGGCGGCACGACGACGACGCCTGCAACGGCGGCGAGCAACGTCAAAACAGCTATGATCAATCCGCGTCCTGCTGCAGCAACCTACATGGTCTCGCTCTTCGGCACCACGATGAAAGGCACGCTGCTGTCGATGGCCGCGACGACGCCTGCGTTTTCCGCACCGGTCGCGCTCTCGCCGCTTACGACGGTCACGTCGGCGACCTTGATACCAGTAGGCGGGGAAAGCGGCGCATCGGGCGCTCTGGCGGTGATCTCGGGCACGGATGCTTCGGGTCGTTTCGTGATCGACTTAACCTTTTTGGACGTCAACGGTGCGCTGCAGGGAACCACGATCCGCCGCGCGTTCGGCGCTGCGCCCACCGTCGCATTCTTCGGCCAAAACTCCGCAAATGGCCTGATGTCGGTCGCTGCCTACAGCACGAAAGAAGCGGTGATGTTTACCATCGATTCGGCCGCGCTATCTATCGCTGCTGAATCGCGCACGGGTGCATTGTCGATGGTTGCTACGGCGCCTGGCGCTGCCAGCACGACCGATATCCGCACCGCAGTGGCCAGAAATACTATTGCCAGCCTCGGGACTGGCCAGGCGGCGGTGCTCGGGGATGGCTCGAAATCGGCATTCGTAAATCGCGGGCAATCGGTGCTCTCGACCGCAAACGGCGGCATGTTGCCGATTGCCGACATGACGCTGGCCGCGAAAGGCATTGATTCCTCCGAGGCTTGGATCGCATTCAACCAAGCGCCCGACACCGCCGTAACTATTCAGAAAGTGAGGGTCGCATGATCGTCATCACCGGTACCGTCGTATATGGCCCCTATACCAAGGTCGACGTGTCGGCCGACTGTTTGACCTGCGATGGAGCAGAACTGCCGCTCAGTGTCATAGGTCAGTATCAGGTCCTCAACGCGAAGCTGCCAGATGGCTACTCGGCCGATGAATGTCTATGGAATGGGACCGCTGTGGTGGTCGCGCCGAGTGGGAGCGAAGAGCCGGATGGCCCGAATTAAGCGTTAAAAGACAGGGCGCTTGCCGAGTGTGCGTCAACACCCTCGGCAAGCCTCAATCCACTGAGTAAGCAGTGAACCAAGCCAAGGCCCTGTACCTCCCGGGAGGCGGGCAGGAGTCTAGCATATAGAGCAAGAAAAAGGTTTACTTATGGCAATGCCAATTATTCCCTGGATCGGTGGCAAACGCCGCCTGGCTGATCGACTGATTCCACAGTTTCCACCTCACACCTGCTATGTTGAGGTGTTCGCTGGCGGCGCCGCTCTGTACTTCATGCGGCCACCAGCCGAGGTCGAAGTCATTAACGATATCAACGGCGACCTGGTGTGTCTGTATCGAGTTGTGCAGCACCATCTGGAAGAGTTTGTCCGACACTTTAAATGGTCGCTGTCGAGCCGGCAGATTTTCAAATGGCTGCAGGAAACCCGGTCAGAAACCTTGACCGACATCCAGCGCGCCGCCCGGTTTTTTTATCTTCAGCAGCAGGCGTTCGGCGGCAAGGTCGATGGGCAGACTTGGGGAACGGCGACGACAGCGCCGCCTATCAATCTGCTCAGGATAGAAGAGAATCTGTCAGCAGCGCATTTACGGCTGACTAACGCCTATATCGAGAACCTCGACTGGTACGCGTGCATGGAACGGTATGACCGACCGCACACGCTGTTCTACCTCGATCCACCTTACTGGCAGACCGTCGGATATGGCGTAGATTTCGAGTTTGCTCAGTACCAGCGTATGGCCGAAATCATGGGACGGATCAAGGGCAAGGCGGTCTTGAGTCTCAACGATCATCCTGACATTCGCCAGGTCTTTGCGGCTTTTCAGATGGATACGACCGACATACAGTACAACGTCGGGGGTGGCGGAAAGGGCGTGGATCGTCGTGAACTGATCATCTACAGTTGGGATAAGGAGTCGGACCCGGTAGGGCTATTTTAGAGTTGAATATTGTAGCTTTACGGAAAACGTGTACTAGACATTCTTGCAATAGCTAAGTATTCTTGCCCGGTTAAAACCCGGGCAATAATTATGAAACCACAAGCCAAGGCGGTTAAAAAAACCGCGGCCGATATCGTTGACTTGATATACAAAATTCTATCGATAATTGCCTTAATAGCCGGGGGCATTTGGGCTGGTTTTCAATTCCAAATAGGCGGCGCGCAAGATTGGATGACTAATCTGTCGGTTCAGGCTGACGTCTTGCCATACAAAGAAGGGCAACGCATCGTCGTTGTACATGTGCGGGCTAAGAATCCCCGTCTCGTGACCAATGACCTGCAGAAGGGGCGGGATACCTTCAGGCTTGATGCGCGAGAGGTGCCCGATGGTTTGAAGACCGGATCGGTAGTTCGTGAAGGCGATGGTGTTCTACTTGCAAGCGTTGATTTTCTGGAGCAAGACGTGCAGTTACTCCCTAGCGCTGAGTTCGACAATACATGCATCCTTATATTGCCAGCAGGTATAACAGTCGAGCTTACAGCCCAGGTTGAGGTGGCGAATGGGACGAAGACCAAAGATATGAAGGACGATCACGACTTCGTAACGGCCTCGACCGTACTGCGCGTGGAAGTGCCATCAAAGGGTTTGTAGCACCTTGACCACTAACAGGACGCCGCAGAGAGGCGTTTAGCACTATTAGGGTCAAATCAAGCTAAATTCTTGTGCCAAATGTCATGTAACTTCGTGCCAAATGTCGCGGCGCTTTACACAAGGCCGCCGACATGGCAGGCATCGACCGCACCACGAGTTTTCGTTGGCGTCATCGTTTTTTGACGGGTCTTGGCGAGGTGCCGCTCAAACGCCTGAACGGCATTGCCGAGGCCGACGAAACCTTCCTGCTCGCATCGGAAAAAGGTGCGCGTCAACTGGACCGGCCAGCGCGCCGGCGTGGCGGCAAAGCGGCCAGGCGCGGCATCTCCAGTGACCAGGTTTGCATTCTGGTGGCACGCGATCGCACTGGTGAAACCGTTGATTTCGTGACTGGCAATGGCCCCGTGACCAAGCAACAACTGCACCGCGATCTCGCGCCCGTGCTCGACCACGATGTCTTGCTAGTGACCGATGGCAATGCCACTTACCGGGCCTTTGCACGCGAAGCTGGTTTTACCCACGCAGCGGTGAACCTGCGCGCCGGTGTGCGCACGCGCGGCGCCGTTCACGTGCAAAACGTGAACGCCTACCACG